GAGGAAGAAAAGAAGCTGCAAGATGATATTAAAAATAAGACGAAAGGAGGATAACCGATGGCAGAAATCATTGACTTGGTAATGCGATTAACTGATCACGTAACCGGAACGCTGGGAAATATTCGCACTCAGATGGAACAAACCGCTAAAATGAATCAGCAGATAGGGAGAAATCTGTCCAATGCTGGGCGACATGTAAATTCTCTTGCCAGTGCTATGGCTCCGTTGGCAGTTGGGATTGCCGGTGTTGGTGCAGTTGGTGTCAAAACTTTTATGGATTTCGACCAGACTATTACCGGAGCTGCTGTAAAAGCTGGGGCTACAGCTGAGGAAATGAAGCGGATGAAAGATGCCGCTGCTGCTATGGGAGCGAAATTTCCAACAACAGCAAGAGATGTTGCAGCTGGAATGGACAGACTTGCTGCAGGTGGATTTAATGCAAATCAAGCCATCGGTTCCATGCCAGGGATTATTGAAGCAGCCATCGCTTCAGGGGAAGACATGGCAGTTACATCGGATGTTGTAACCTCTGCATTGTCTATATGGAATCTCAAGACTGGTGATATTGCAGCAAATACAGTACATGTTGCCGACGTTATTCAAGCAGCGGCCAATGCATCTAAGATGGGTATTGCGGATTTTGGATTGGCTATGCAATATGCGGGTGCTCCGGCTGCAGCTTTAGGGATATCCATTGAAGAATTGGGTACTGCAATGGGCATTATGGCAAACAATGGTATTGAAGCGTCTTCCATTGGCACGTCATTACGGGCAACGATGGCCAGCCTAGCCGCTCCGACAGGTGATGCGGCAAAGACTCTTGACAGCCTTGGAATTAGTGCTGCTGACCTAAAAAAAGGTGATGGCAGTTTTATTGGACTAGCTGGAGCTGTCGAACTTTTGCGCAATAAAATGAGTGGGTTGTCTGATACAGAGCAGGTTGCTGCCGCTAAGGCAATAGCTGGAAAGAATGCATTTAGCGGGCTTCTTGCTCTTGTTAAGACAAGTCCTGAAGCGTACAAAGAGATGACTGATACGATTACCAATAGTACCGGTCAATCGCATGCGGCTTACATAAAAATGCAGGATACTTTAAAAGGTTCTATGGATGCCATGAAGAGTGCGGTCGAAGGATTAGGCATTTCTTTTGGCTCCGCCTTAGCGCCTTCAATCAGAAGCGTAGCTGATGCTATACAAGGAATTGCCGCAGCTTTTACAAATCTTTCGCCAGAAGCAAAGCAAATGATCATCCATATAGGTGAAGGAATTATTGCATTTACCGGATTAACCTTTGCAGTTGGGAAAGTCCTTTCTATCTCTGGGACACTTATGACTACATACGGACAGATCGGCCGTGTACTGTCTGGGCATGCTGTTAGTAACAAAGCTTTGCAATTCGCTGTTCAAGGCAGTGTAAAAGCATTCGGAATGCTGCGTATGGCGGGTGCGGCTCTTATGGGACCCATGGGACTTGTAGTTGCTGGAATAGCAATTGCGGCCTTCCTGATATATAAGAACTGGGATAAAATCGGACCGTTCTTTCAGAAAATTTGGGATATGATAAAAGGTGCCTTTACAGCTGCCATTAATGTAATTTCTCCAGTTTTAACTAAATTACAGGATGCTTGGGATACCTTGGTTAATGCGTTCCGGAATGGAACCGGTATTTTTGGTGTACTGAACACCATTTCTGATGTGCTGGCTGGAATTCTTGGAGGTGAACTTTATGCGGCTATCGTTCTTGTAAGTGGTATATTGACAGGTGCCTTTACAGCTGCTTTTGATATTGTTGCCGCTATAGTTACCGCGGCTATTGGCGTCTTCTCTGGGCTGATTGAATTTATTACCGGTGTGTTTACTGGGGACTGGTCTCTGGCGTGGAAGGGCATTGTCGATATATTCAGCAGTATCTTTGGGGGTATTCAAGGAGTAGCTAAAGGGATATTAAATGGTATCAAAGCAGCTATTAATGCGGTTATCGGTGGTATTAACAATATTGATTTCACGGTGCCTGACTGGGTACCCGTAATCGGTGGTTCTCATTTTGCTCCAAATATTCCTTACTTGGCACGAGGTACGGATAACTGGTTGGGAGGGCCAGCCGTTATTAATGAAAGCGGTGGTGAAATTGTAGATCTGCCGTCCGGAGCCAGAGTAATTCCACATGATCAGTCTGTACGAAGCGCTTACAATATGGGTGCGCGGTCCGAACGGAGAACACCAGCTGTCAATCTAAATTTTTATGGTACAACTATCTCCAGCAATAAAGGAGATATCAAAGAATTTGCTCGTAAGGTGGCTCAGGAAATCCAATATCAGATGGAGAAGGAGGCTATTAATAGTACGGAAGGAGCAATTTAATGGCAAGTTTTCTTAATTTTGTAAATACAGCTTCCAGTGTTCTTTCTGATGTATTGGGAGCGTTGGGGGGCAATAGTGATGGATGCACGTTTACACTGGCTGGGGGAACAGATAGTGTAAGTTTTCCGGTGAGTCCATCTAATTTTAGCGTGATAAACCCATATAATAATACTACGGTTAATATAAACAATTTGGGTGATGTTAACATGCTAGGTAAGCGTGGCTTATCTTCTTTGAGGTTTAGTTCTTTCTTTCCAAGTCAGTCTTATACGTTTGTTCAGACACTCACAGCTATAGGGCCCTATGAATTGGTGTCTCAGATTAAGAGAATGGCGGAAAATAGACAGCCTTGTACGATATCTATTTCCGGTACAGATATTAGTATGCCAGTTAGTATTGAAAACTTTGAATATGGCGAAAAAGATTCTACTGGTGATGTATACTTTGACATCGAGCTGAGAGAATATAGGTATATTATGCCTGCATCTTCTGCTGCAAATAGCACTACGGCTCTAAAAAGTCGTGTGGCTTCCACTGGTGGGGATAAGCAGACAACATATCTGGGAATAGAAGCATCAAGTCTAGATGCCGCTCAGCGAGCAATTCAAAAGACTACAACTATTGCAAAACAAGGGCAGCGTGTATTGGGGCTATATAAAGCGATGGTAAAGTCCGGCGGTGTTTCAGCTGGGACTATCCTTACTACGACTGCTAAAGCAGTTATGAGTAATGGTAAGTCACTATATACGTTTTAGTGGGAGGTAAGTTGTTGTGTTGACTTTCAGATATAGTGATCCTCCGAAAACAGATGCAGAGGCTAAAGATAGCAAGGACAGTGGCAGTATTGAGACAAAAGATAACTACGACATCAGTAACTACATAATCAATGCAACGTGGTCTGGTGATAGCGACCAGGCAGCACGCAAATTGGAATTCACGATTGCTTATAATACTCCTGATAAAGATAAAGTATTTACCCCACTTAACCTTATGGTTGGTGGGTTTATTTATCTGTTTTATCGTGAATCGGAGAATACTGATGAAATTGAACTGTTTGAAGGGCGTATTTTTTACAGGAAGCGTTCTTCTAACGGCTTTGTTTTCGACTTTACCTGCTTTGATGATCTTATCTATTTAGCTAAGAGCAACATACGCGCACTTGTTGTTGGTACAGTCACAGCTGGAATAAACCAAATATGTAATGAGATAGGTATTCCAGTTGGAACGTTACCTAAAGAACTGACGGCAACCGTTAATTTTATTGCGGACGATAAAAGCTGTACTGAAGTATTAAAGATGCTGCTTGATATTCAACAAGCGGCGGATAAGGCTAATGGAAAGGACACTGCCTACTTTCCAGTCTGCATCAATGGCAAGGTTAATGTCATCAAAAAAGGTGAGCTGATTGAAGGGTATACAGCAACTGCCGATACTAATGTTTTTGATGCAGAACATTCCGAGAGCATTGAGAACATGGTGAATAGGATTAAGGCTGTAGATGATAATGGGACAGTATGCCAAATGTTTACCATTAATGATGATGTGAAGCATTTCGGGATGATCCAAAAAATCTATAAGATGCAACCGCCTAAAAAAGAGGAAACGGTAGACAATGTAAAAGCGGCGAAAGCAAGGCTTGTACGGCAAAAAGACGAATCTAGCATAAGAGGTATCGGTTATGTCCAATGCATCACAGGCTATGCTATTAATGTTCAGGAAGAGCAGCTGAAAGGTAAGTTTTATATTAAGAGCGATTCACATAGCTTTGGAAACGGACAGCACACGATGGATTTGACGTTGGAATATATTCCCGATGTACCAGAAATACCCACGATTGAGCAGGTTGATTATGCAACACCAGTGTTCAGTAGTTCTTCCGGACGAATGAAGAATAAGCGAGGGATTTCTAATGGAGCCAGTACGGTTGATTCAGGATTAATTTCCGGATGGAGTGCATGGGGCGGACAGACAATGGATAATGGATCCAATGGGTGTGCGGAATTTGTTGGCAAGTGCGGGAGCTATTACAGCCCCTTTTTGGCACAGGAAGCAGATAACGGTATTGTTGGTGTCGAAAGTATAGTCAGTGATGCGGACAGCGCAGGGCTGCTTTCTTACAACGTCAATGATTTGCAAAAAGGTGATGTGTTGGTTTATGGGAACAACAATCATGTTGTTATTTATGATGGAGAAGGTGGATATTACGGCAATAGCACAAGCCGGAATGTAACGGTTCACGGACGTGATTATATGAATATGAACGGATTACAAGTTACTAAAGTCATCAAGGCTAGTCAGGGGTGATATATGAATGAATAAAACAGAAAATCCTTATAAAGCACTGGTGGCTATGAATAAACAGATGGCTCAAAAGGTAGCATTGCAGCCGACTGCGGGGATTGGTGTCATCGTTAGCCCGCCCCCAAACATTCAGATTCGCTATAACGGATATATTCTTGATTCACAGTATTTATGGATTGATGAGTATTGGATTCCAGGACATACTCGACATATGGTCGGTGAAACCGACTATAAATCTGGCGGTTCTGGTGAAGCAGCGTATGAAAGCCACAATCATCCTATCGACAATGATGAGGCCTTAACAGATACGTGGAAACCTGGCGATAAAGTGCTGTTGATTCCGGTCACGGGTGAAGATAATAGGACGATTACGCAATTTATTGTTCTATGCAAACTGAAAAGATTGGATGGTAATTAATATGGCAAATCCATTTGTAATTGGACCGTCTGTTACGGAAACAGCTAGTGCTGGTTTACCCATCTTCAAGGAGTTTGCCTGGGATTTTGAAAAAGACCAGTTTATTTTTAACTCAGATGGATCACATCAGATTGTAGAAAAGAATGAAGCTGTTAAAGTGTGGGTGCTACATGCATTGCGAGTAGAACGGTATCGATATTTAGCTTACTTTGATGATTACGGAATAGAGCTTGAACCTTTTATTGGAACAGGACCGAACGATGGACAACGGTCAAGTGAACTATATAAATGCATCAAAGATGGATTACTGGTAAATCCGTATATTCTTGATGTTACTGCTCTTTCTACAAAATTAAATCATAAAAAAATAACTATGATACTGCAACTGTCAACAGTATATGGTAGTACGTCAATAGGAATCGAGGTGTAATTAAGTGTTTGAAGCAGAAACAAGGTCCGCTATCCTGGAACGGTTAAAAAAATACTATGCAGAGTTTAAAGGAATGGACGTAAGCGCTGTGGAAGGCACATTCTCCTTTGACACATTGGCTGCTAACGCTAAAGAGTTTGAAAAAGCTTATGCGGAAATGGACCTGATGATGGATGCGGCTTTCCCACAGACAAGCTGGGGCGTCTACCTGGACCGGCTGGCGGATGAACTGTC